GGGCCTCCCCCTCGGGGCTGACGTGGCGGCCAGGCACCCCAAACCCACCCCGGGGGCCCCGTCCGTGGCCAAGAAGCGGGAGATCCCGTCCGAGTTCAAGGCCCGGGCCAAGGACCTGGTGAAGAACGAGTTCCTCGAGAAGAATGACGGGGAGTAACGTGCCCCGCCCTCAGGCCTGGGATGCCGTTGAGTCCGTCCCGACGGCCCAGGAAATGGCCCTGGTCAAGCGGTTTACGGACACCGGATACGACATTTCGAAGCTCCGGGACTGCGCCCTGGAGTCCGGATACGGCGCCAGGGACGTCAACTCGGGCATCCAGAGGGCCCTCCGCAAGATCGCCAACAACCCCCGCCTCCAGCAGGCCCTCAGGAAGCAGGGCGTGACCATGTCCAGGCTGGCCAAGAAGCTGGACAGCCTCCTGGACGCCAAAAGCGCCCAGTTCCCGGGCCGGGACGACAACCTGGCCCAGGGGAAAGCCCTGGAGCTGGCCGTAAAGATCATGGACGCCCTGCCTTCGCAGAAGATTGAATTGGACAAAACAGAAACTCACGTGATCCAGCTCGCTCCAGAGACCATCGCGGCAATCCAGAGGGTCAAAGGTATACAGGTCATTGACATCGAACCAGATTCAGTCAAAGGCTATTTCGAGTAAGGTACTCCAGACCCGCGAGTGGTGGCGCCAGGAGTGCCGCGACCTGTATTTCTTTGAAACCGTCGTCCTCGGGTCGGCCTGGCCGGACAGGTTCCATGACTTCGGCGATCTCCAGAGGCGGATGTGCAACTTCCTGAACCCGAGGGTCACTTTATCAAGAAAGAAGTTCCTGTCCGCATTTCGGCTTTCTTTCAAGACCACCGTTCTTCAGGGGTTTTTTGATTACCAGTTCGTTTGGAGCATCGCTGACAATCTTCCGACAGGGATAGTGTACAATACAGCGACAAAAGAGAACGCTTCTTCGTTCCAAGAGAGCATAAGATACGACCTGACCCAAAACGACCTTCTTAAGTGGATATTCCCAGAATTGCCACAATCTGAATCTGCTTACAAAACCATGACAAAGAGCAAGATTCAGGCGGGGCACACCCGCATGGAGTTCTCCTCCCTGGACACCATCCAGGTCGGCCGGCATGCTCCGGAGATGGTCAACGACGACTTGGAGAACGACGAAAACGCCTTCTCGGACACCCTCCGGGAGGAGCTTAAGCGCAAGTGGCGCTACCAGAAGGCCATTCTGACCAAGATCAGGAAGAAGGGGCTGGGCCTGGAGATCGACATCGGCACCCCCTACCACTTCCAGGGGCTGATCTGGCAGATCATGGGCATGCCCTCCTACGACAAGCTGATCGTCCCCTGCTGGGAAGAGGTTGAGGGCCGCAGGATCCTGGCCATGCCAGAGGTCTGGTCGGAGGAGGACTTCCTCGAGAAGCGGGACGAAATGGGCTCCGCCATCTTCTCCGCCCAGTTCCTTCTCCACCCCCTGCCCGAGGAGGACGCCCTCTGCTACCCCAAGTGGATCAAGTACTACAGTTCCCCGCCGGAGATATCCTGGCGGACGATGGTCGTCGACCCGGGCGGGTCGGACCCCAAGACGAAGGACGCGACCGGGATCTCCATCGTGGACACGGACGAAAACGGGGACATGTACGTCGTCTACTACCGGAAACTCTGGCTATCCCCGGATGAGCTCATGGACCTCATGGAGCAACTCCGGAAGGACTACGCCCCAGACGACATCCGGATCGAGAAGGAGAAGTACTCGATCACCATCGCCGACCAGTTCCGGCACCGGTTCCCGCTGATGAAGATCTCGTTCGTCGAGCACAAGCACCGGCAGAAGCGGCACCGGATCTGGCGCCTTCGCCAATGGCTCCAGGGCGGCCGGATCTTCATCCCGATCGACAACAAGGAGCTCGAGACCGACCTCATCCAGTACCCCCACCTGGACTACGACGACGGCCTGGACTCCCTGGCCTACCACCTCGACATCCGCCGGGTCCCTCCAAAAACCACGCAGCCGAGATTCAGCCCAAACATTGAGCCGACGTTCGACGTCGAGTTCGACAAATACATGGGCCGGCACCAGGATAAAAATTCCCGCAGAACTGAAAACGACCGCATATATTGACAAATAAAACTTGACAAGCACCACCCGTTGTGCCTATTGTAAGGAGGAAAAAGATGGACAAAAAAGCGCTTGAAGCTCTGGATGTAAAATTCCAGCTCGTCCTCGAAGAGATGTGTAACACAACCATCTCCGTCAGCGCTCTCATAAAAAAGCAGGACGCTACGAACGGACTCCTTCGGGAACTCATCGACACAAACAAGCAATTCATAAGCACTCTAACGAGCTTTCTCAAAGAAGATCACAAGGTCAAGGTCGACCGAGAGAAGAACGCGCTGGAGCAGGCCAGAGAACGCATCCCCACCCCGGGTGATCTTCGCTACTAGGAGACACGGGATTGGCCACAAAAACAGAACCAAACGGTGAAGATAAGTCAGTCTACCTGTCGGAAGAAGAACGGCCGGATCACATTGAATTCATAAAACGGCAGCGCCTCTTCCACCCCGTCGTAAAAGCGTACCATGGGAAATGGAAAGAGCTGATTGCCTGGAAAGAAGGCGACCAGTTCTCGGAGTGGAACGATCAGTCGGCCACGTTGAAGCCGGTCGAGCTGAAACTCCGGAAGAAGCGGGTCGTCATCAATCTCATGAAGCCCCTCGGGGAAGCCATCGAGGGAAAAGTGAACTTCGCCTACCAGATCGCCGGGATGCCGAACTCCGGGGAGCTGGGGGACATCGAGGCGGCCGGGGTGGCGACAAGGTTCCTCTCCCACAACGACAGGGTCAACGAAGTCGAGTCGCTGATGGAGGAGATGAAGGGCGACCTGATCGACACCGGAAACGCCTGCATGGTCTGGACCTACGAGAAGGACTACTATGCCGACCTGCTGTCGACGGAGGCCGGGAAGCCCGTCCCCCGCAGGGAGAAGGCCGGAGAGGTCGTCTGCCACGTCCCGTCGATATTCAACGTCCGCCCGGACCCGACAGCCCGGTCCAGAAAGACCATGCGGTGGTTCATCGAGTTTGCCGAAGTCGAGCGGTCCAAGATCCTCGAGGCCTTCCCGGGCGTCACGAAGGAAGAGCTCGACGGCCCGCAGGAAGACAAGGGCGGCCAGGGGAGCGAGGGGAGCCAGAAGTACAGCGGACTGAACGAGGACATCTCCGAGAAAGATCTCGACGAGAACACGGACATCCTGGCCTGGTACTGGGAAGCGAAAAGCGACAAGTACCCCAAGGGCCGTCTCATCATATCGAGCTCCAGGTGCGTTCTGCACGTAGGCCCCAACCCGGCGCTGGGAGAGATCCCGGCGTTCTTCTTCAAGTACAAAAGGGTGGCGAACAAGTTCTGGGGCACGGGCCCGTTCTATCACATCCAGGGGATCCAGCGGGAATTCAACCGGGCCATCTCCATCATCTCCGAACACATCGAGGGGTGGAGAGCCAAGATGCTCATCCCCGAGGGATCTCTCACGCGCCAGGGCGCGATGACGATGGACTCCTTCGAACTGCTCGAATACGACCCGACCAGAGGGAAGCCGGAAGCGGCCAACATGCCGGAACTGTCTCCCCAGGTTATGGCCTGGAAGGACTTCCTGATGGCGGCCCTCAACACGGTCGCCAACGTTCACGAGGTCTCGTACTCGCAGCTCCCGAAGTATGCCAGCAGAGCGCCGGCTTCCCTCTTTTCCATGATGCTCGAACAGGAGAACCTGAAGATCGACCCGATGATCAAGCACATCAACAAGACCATCCGGGAGATGGCCACGTTCCGCCTCCAGCTCATGGATAGATACTACAAAACGGAGCGGATGGTCAAGGTCGTCGGCCTTAACAACCAGTCATCGATCGCCTACTTCAAGGGCGCGGACCTCAACGGAAACTTCGACGTCGTCCTGGAGATCGGGGTCAGCATGAAGCAGTCCCGGATCATCCAGCAGCGCCTGCTCCTCGAGCTCTACGACAAGAAGATCATCCAGGATCCGAACAAGTTCCTGAAGATGCTCGGAGACAACGCCATCGAAGAGGGCCTTCGCGAGGACATGATCGACGAAGCCCGGGCCAAGAAGGAAAACGCCGCCTTCATCAACGGGACGTGGGAAAAGAAGCGGGAAGACGGAGGGGTGTTCCTCTACGCTCACGACGACGACGCCGTCCATCTTTCCTGCCACACCGACCTGGCCAAGACCGAGGAAGCCCAGCGCTGGCCCACGGATCAGTGGAACGGACTGCAGGGCCACATCCTCGCCCACATGCAGAAGATGCAGATCGCCGCGATGGGATCCATGCAGGCGCAGGCCGCGGTCCAGGTCCCGGGAGCGCCCGGGGCAGCTCCTCCTCCGCCAGCCACGATGGCCGAGGGGGCCCAGGCACAGCCTGAAGTTGTTCAAGAAACCGCCGCCACGGCGGTATAAAATTTAACAGGAGGACCCCAGTATCATGACCGAACAGATCGAAGGCCAAGCTACAGAAAAGCAGCCTGTCGCCGAAGAAAAGAAGCCCGGATTCAACGAGCTTTACAGCAAGGGATGGGACGAGATCGAAGCCGACGAGGCAGCCGCGGGCGCCGGCAAGCCGGCCGAGAAGACCCCCATGCAGAAGCTCGAGTCCGACTGTCCGGACTGCCCGGGCGGAAAATTCTACAAGGTCATCAAGCACAACGGGAAGGACGTGGGGATCAAGACCGAGAAGGAATACAACGACTACGTCCAGCAGGGGTTCGATTACACCAGGAAGACCCAGGCCCTGGCGGAAGAGCGGAGGAAACTCGAATCCGAAAAAGAGGCGGGCAAGAGCGAAATGCAGAAGCTCATGGACCGCCTCGATCGGATGGAGAAAGGCTCCGTCACCAAGGCCGAAGGGGATAACGGCAAAGCCAAGCCTGCCGCGGAAACTGTCGGACAACAGCCTCAGACAGAGGCCCAGGTGTTCGAGGAGTGGGGCTTGGATCCCGAGTACGCGAGCGACTTCGAGAAGAAGCTCGTCAAGAACGCCGTCGAGATGAAGAGGGAGAACCAGGCGCTCAAGGAGCTGCAGCAGCTCTACTTCCTGAAGGAGATGACCAAGAACATCTCCGGCGCCCTGGAGGATGCCGTGAAACAATTCCCTGTCGAGGACATCCTCGACGAAAAAGGGGAGAGCGTCACGGGCCAGCAGGTCATCTCGGCGTTCAAGACCCTCGTCACGGACCCGGCGAACCAGAAGACCCCGGTGAGGGACCTGGCCAACCTGGCTGTCCGCCAAGTCCACGAAGCCCAGCAGAGAGCCAAGGGTATCGATGGATCGGTGAGCGAGGAAATGAGCCCGGAAGAATTCGCCAAGGCCCACCCGAAACTCTACGCCAGCATCTTGAAGACTGGCGGGAGAGAGGCCGTGGCGGATTTCATCGAGACGCAGGACGACCTGCCCCCTACGGTCCAGTCGCGTAAAGCGGACGTCTCGGCGATCGACAGGAATTCCAAGGGGAAACCGAAGTTCAGCGGATTGTCCGATGCCATCGACAGGGGCATGGACGATCCAGAAATCGAAGCACTATTTAACCAAGCAAGGAGATAACCATGTCAGTCGCTCAGTTGAGCACCACGGCACTCAATAAGCTCTTCCTGGAGTTCATCAAACCCGGGCTCGAGCAGGAATTCTACATCAACACCACGATCTACAACCGCTTCAAGACGAACACCGAGGCCTGCATGGGCAAGTACGGCGTCCTGAAGCTCCTCACGGCTTCCGCGAAGTCGGCCCGGCCCTCTTCCAGCCCCACGTTCCCCTCCGCCAAGCAGAGCACCTACGACGAATTCATCATGTACATGAAGCGCGGCATGTACGCGACCCTCCAGTTCGACGGCCTCGCCGTCGCGGTCGGCAAGGGCAAGGGCGCGGTCAAGGACCTGGTCAAGGCCGAGACCGAGTCGATCATGCTCTACATCCCCCACAAGCTCAACAAGCAGTTCTGGGGCGACGGGAGCGGTCGGCTCGCCCAGCTCTACGCCTCGATCACCGGAGCCGTCACCGGCTATGTCGACGGCCCGCTCTTCGGTCAGGACTCCTCGGGCCTGACCCCCTTCTCGCGCTACATCGCGGAAGGCATGTCGGTCGACATCTACGACATGTCCGGAAACCTCGAGGCCGAAGACGTCGAGATCTCCACGATCGTCGAGGGCACGACCTACGACACCCTGACCTTCGCCGAGACGATCACGGCGTCCAACAACGCCTACCTCTTCGACCACGACACCTACGCGGCGTCCGAAGCGGCCGGCGTCGGGGTCCCCATGGGACTCTACGGCATCATCAACTCCGCCAACCCGTACATCGGGATCACCGCCTCCACGGCCTTCCAGAACATCAACCGCGCCGCCAAGACCTGGGCGCAGGCGCAGGTGTTCAACATGGATCCGGCCGGCGGGACGACCAAGACGGTCATCACCTCCAAGAAGATCCTGGAGGCCGTCCAGAAGCTCGAGCGGTACGGCACCGTCAACGTCATCATCTCCAACGACTACATCTGGAGAGCCTACTACTCCATCCTCGAGGCCGACAAGACCATGCCCAACGAACCCGCGTTCTGGGGCGGCTGCGCCGGTCTGTCGTTCTACGGCGGCAAGTCCAAGCGGATCCCCATGATCTACGACGAAGACTGCCCGGACAACCGGGTGTACTTCATCGACGACAAGCGGATCCAGATCATCGCCCCCGAGAGCGGCGGGATGGACTGGCTCCCCGGCGAGTCGGGCAACATCCTCTCCAGGGTCCAGGGCAAAGACGAGTACTCCGCGAACCTTCGCTATTACTACAACATGTCCACGAATCTGCCGAAGGCGCTGGGCGTCCTCACGTACGTCAAGCACGCCGAGGCATAAGTAGGAGCCACCACCATGTTCGAAGCAGCCAAAACAATCTTCGAGATCCTCAAAGTCACCGCAAAGCTCATCCTCGGCTCCCACGTCAGTTCGACGGACGCAGGGGCGATCTCCACAGACTACCCGGTGACGGTCCTCACCAACACCGCTGCCGCAACCAGGACCCTGAAGGGCGGACGGCAGGGCCAGGTCAAGATCATCATCTGCGTCACGCGGACGGTCGGGGACATCGTCCTGACTCCCAGCTACCTGGCCAACGGCGACACGATCACGTTCAACACATCCGGCGACGCGGTCGTTCTCATTTTCTACGCCGGTCAATGGAACATCATCGCCAACTACGGCTGTACTATCGGATAGTTGGCGGGGAGGAAGACCATGTTCGAAGCAGCGAGAGCTCTAATTCAGATCGTAAAGGTCGCCTCCAAGCTGATCCTCGGGGTGGACGCTTCCATCGTAGCGGGGGCAATCGACCCTCACGTTCCCGT